TTATTTGTTAAATTTGAATTTTTATAAATTCTAACAGCGGCTTGAGTGTTAGTTACTAATGCTGTTTTCCATCCGTTAGCATAGCTTATGGTTGCTGTTTCTGTAGAAAATTTAGTAAGATAGCCAACATTGATATTTTTATCAATCACATCTGCTAGATTTTTGTATCTAAAAGTATCTGTTAAAATATTAAAATTGAAAACAATGTCGCCAATATTACTAATATTTTTATAAGTTAACGCAAATCCTAACTTATTGTCTACTGCTCCACTGCCAATTTTATAAGAAAATAACTTTGTGCCAATAAAAGTAGACCCTTCATACGCAGTAGTATCTCCGTAACTAACTCCGGTGTCATCAACAATATCAAATAGGGGCGGTTGATTCAGCACGGTTTTTTGCTGGCCTACTTCCCATGTAGTACCATTGAACCAATAAGACTTTCCAACATTTAATGTGCCTTGTTTAACTAGCACAACGTCATTTAGCGTAGGTTCAGTTTCTAACACAAGGTGTAATTGACGACTCCCGGTATTAAGATGTAATACGTCAAGAAACTCTACTCTATAAATTTTATTTTTTACATAACTATCAATGTCAGCAGTAAACAACACTCGCTGACCTTGTACTAACGGCACTCCATCAACGTTGTACCCAAACGATCCTTCAATTGTAGAAAATACGTCAGGGGTGTATGTATCAATTAAATCAATGTCGGCAATTGTCTGTAGTCCAAAATTAAATAATTTTATGCCTGCTTCAAATTCAATAATTGGCCGGGTTGCTCGTGCCGTTTGGTCAAGTGACGGTATTTTATTATTAAATGCGGCACTAGTATTAACTACATCTTTATGGAACCAGCGATTATATCGACTCCACGGGTTTTTATCAAGACTTGCTCTGTTAATAACAATATAATCAGGTGTTCCGGCAAAGGCCGTAGCATCACTAAACGGCATATTATCAAAAGGAGTTGAATCAAATAAGATTGATTCAGATTGTGTATATGTGCTGATTAGTGCTAACTCAGATTGTTTGATTAAAATAATGGCCGTGCCTACACCTTCAACATAGTATTCGTCAGATGCGTATGACTCTGGAGTAACCCCGCCTATAAACTTTACTTTCATGCCGTTACTAAGAGCAGTACCGTCAGTTAATGTGTAGTTCTTTTTGCCAATAATTTCTGCTTCAACATCAATTTTTGTATTTTCAGTAATTGAAAATATTTGAAAAACTCCGCCAAGGTCAATATCTGATTCACTAACATAATATAGAACGTCTGGCGCATCTGTAGGCACAGTAAAGGTAATTGTTCCGTTTTCAACAGCTACGCCATCTAGTCCGTATGTGTTATATCTGTCTAATGTACCGGGGGATCTAACAGTTTTAATACTAAAAGGGTTTCCTAGACTATTAATTTCAAATTTATAAGTTTGCCCTTTAAACAATTTGATTGTTGGATTACGAGTTAATCCGTCAGGAGTAAACACGTATTGAAAACTATCACCGGTTGATTCTACTGTGACAGTATACGTACTTTCAATCTTTTGTTGTTGCCCGGCAATAGCAATGACGTCAGGGCCGTAAGGGAGCCAATAGTAATTTTGAAAATTTACAAACTTATCCCATTCGAGATGAGGATCCCATGAATAAAATTCTTGTTTATTTAGGCGAGCATGATTTTTAACGTTGCCGCCAAACACATCAATTTGATTAATGTAGTCAATATAATCTTTAAAAAATGTTACATTATCTAAATTATCTTTAATTACCATTCCGGGTTCTAGTTGATAATTTTGTCGCTGGTCGCTAATCTCTTTAATAAAGATATCTTTACCCGTGCTAGCTTTAGCATTTTGTCTTCCAACAAATCCATTGAGTTTATCAACCGTACCAGGTTGTACTAGCTGGTCAAGAGTGGCCTGTGTAAATTTCTTGTTTGAATCGGATCTATAAAATCTTGGAAGGAAACTAGAAACTTTATTTTTGTTTGGATTAATGCTATCAGCCATTTGTTGATCCGTATGTTGAGCTTGTAATTGTCTGTTGAGATGTCGTTGTTGATGCCACTGTTGTGCCACTTACTGATTTAATTGTACTTGACGTAATTCCAGAAATAATTTCAATGTCGTTAACTGTTGCGCCATTAATAAAAATTTGGTCTGTTGCTGATTTAATTTCAAACAAACTACCAAAGTTTAAACCAGACTGTCTAGGCACAATTACAAAATTAGAAATATCAGGTGCTAGTTGATTTACTATATATGTTGCTAGTTCTGTAAAATAAAATGTATCACCAAACTCCCAATTTTCTAAAGCAAAAAATTGATTCATAGCAGTAATTACTCGAGCTTTAACATCATTATCAGTTAATACCTGCCCAATATTTTTTACAATTTTAAAACTAGCTTGAACATCTTCATCAGCAGTTGTTCCAAATAAAATTTTATAACTTACTGGATGATATATAATTTCATCACTAATAGATTTAATTAGATTTAGCGATGGCGCAACTGTATTGTATAGTTCGTCTGAGCTAGGTGCTAGCGGTTTAATCATGTTAGCACCGTTTAACCATTGTCTAAATGTAGTGTCATACCCTTTAGTTAACACAAATACATCCATAACGTTACTTGATCCTGGATCAACTCTTGATTCATAATCAGCACTATGAGTATATTGGAATTTTAAATTGTCTCGGCCAACAAATACTTTATAATCTAAACTAGCTGTTAATTTACCAGTTGTTAAACTTAATTTTTTAACTACTCCGGTATCAATAAAGTAAAAATATTGTCCATCAACGTATGATCCATATGCGTTTGGATCTGTTGGCAACACTAATACTTTATTATCATCGTTTGATACATATCTATAATCTTCTTGCCCTTGACTAATTAAATATTTTTCTTGTAAAATGTATTTTGTAGTTGGACTAGTAGTTGGGGCAACAATGTTAATAAACAATTCAGGATCGTCTACTACACTGTTATCATCAGAATCAGCAAATGCTACTATTAATTTTTTAGTATCAACATATCCGTCTAGACCAATAAATTCAGAAACAACATCCCATACCTGATCACGAGTGAAAGGTATTGTAACGTCAGGACGAGTATTGATACTTAAAATATTAATAGTATCTTTAACTACAGAATTAGTTCTGCTATCATAAATTTTAGTGCCGCTGTCAAAATAGAATCTAATTTGCTGGTTACTTTCAAAGATATACTGTTCTTCTCGACTGGTTATTGTATAGAACTCGTTGTCAGTGGTAAACAATAACAACCAGCTAGCATCTTGTTGTTTGTTAGATAGATCACCTTGTTTACCAAGACTAAATTGTGAAACTATATCAAGGTTTGATTCAAAAACAATTTGCCATGTTTGTGTAACACTACTATAACGTAATCCAAACGGTTTATTAGCAAAGATTAATTCAATCATGGTAGTAATAACTGTACTGTCTATTACTGTTCTCCACTTTGGAAGAATTTGTGTCATTGTTGAGTCCGATGGTATTACTCGATTCAACATTAACGGACCAAATCCCGTTGATAGTGTGCCAGTGCCTACTGCTGTGCCGTCGTCAACTACTGACACAACTTCTGCCCAGATGTATGAACTAGTGCCGGGGGCCGCTGGGGTTGTTATTTGAACTAGCGCATTGTTATTAGTAGTATCAAAATAGTATCCAGCTGATGGTATAAATTTAATTAAAGAGCCAACTGTAAAATATTTTAAATCAGTACTAGTGTACGAACCTACCTTATAGGGAGTACCATCGCTTGCTCCAATGTACCCGGACGACATGCCTGTGTCAGAAGTTCGATTGAACCAAGAAATATTAAGACTAGATGTAATAAAATTATTAAAATTTGAATAATAAAAATTACGTAAATTTTTTCTAGTTAAAATATCAAAAACATTATTGTAAATTACGCCTTCAATATCTGTTTTGTTTGCGTAACTAAATCTTGTTTGAGACTTGTATTCTTCTTTATAAATTACGCCGTCAGTGGCAAACAAATTAGTAGAACTATATTTTCCAGTAGGATCTACTAGATCAAAATATCTACTAATACCACTACTTGTCCTGTTAACTGCTTTTACTTTTGCTACTTGTGTACTAGCTGACAACGGACTAATGTTGTAATCTTCTCCAGTAATCATTCTATTTTGTGTATAGTATGTTTGCGGAGCATTAGCTTTAATGCTGTCGTTAGTTTCTGAAATGTCGGCATTAGATACCGATGTAGCTAAACTTAATGATATTGTTAACGATTCTTGTTGATTAGAACTAGAAAAATAAGGAATGTTAATAGTTACGCTACGAATATCTTGTGTGTTAATGGTATAAGCAAGGCCGTTACTAATTCTATAGTACACTCTAAAAGTGCCTAACGGAAGATTGCCAAATGTGCCATCACTAAATGTTAAGCTAATAGCGTCGCCAGCTCTAGTAACTACTCCGTAAATGTTCCTGATGTTTTTATTAAGACTATTATAGATAATGTTGTTGCCTTCAAAACTAGACACTTTTGACCATTTTTCAGTCTCAAGGCCCGATTGATCTAGCTTATACAACCATACATCATTGTTATTAATATTTGTAGAATCGATATCAACTGACTCTGTTGAACTAGGTTGGCTAATTGTAAATGCCCCTTGATTTAATGAGCCTTGAGTAAAATTAAAAAAGAAACCTGATCCTCTACTACTTGGCCCGCGGCCGTCATCTCGATATACGCATGCCATTCTGTTGCCAACTGAAGGTGGCTCTTCATATATAGAATTCTGTCCAGCAAACGTTGTGCTTGTTATTTCAAAATTCATGTTACGGCCGCCAACAGACTTAGAAAATGCGTATACCGGTACGTCGTTATTAGATGCGTTAAATCTATATTGTTCTGTTGGAATACCGTATACGTCTGCTTTATCAGACGGACTACCAAATTGCTGAGTACTAGGCATTGCAGCGTTCATTATCTTAATGAACTGATCATACCAATTATCGTTAGACGCATCGTTCCAGGCAACAACTTGCCCTGATAAATTTCTGCCGTTACTATCAATAACGTTTTGTGTTGTTTGTATTGAGGCAACTTTTAGTAATCCGGACGATGCTACATTTCGTTTAGCATTATAACTTAACATACGTGCTAAACGTAGAACGCTTTCACGACGTTCTGCTAGCTCTAAGAAGTTTTCACGGGCATTTAAGTCCACACGGAAAGCAATGCTTTGGCCCATAAAAGCAATAAGATCAATTAGGGCAAGATATTCGCTGGATTCAATATAATCGTTGTAGTCTTCGGGATAATTCTGACGAATGTAATCAATCATAGTCCTGCGCAAGTTTTCAAAATCGTAACTCTGAAAATCTGCGTTTCTGAAACTCTGGTAGACTTTCTTCCAGTCCTCAGCTACTAATAACCTATTTTGTCTATCGGTTGAACTCATGATTTATCCTATATCTTGTATTTATTGAATAAAATTATCTACGTATATTATGCTGCCAACAGGCCATTTTCCTGGTCAAAACGCAGTTGTAGACTCTGACTGATATTGTAAGGTAGGTAGGTTAAAAAGCATTCAATTTGAATTCCACTTTCATACGCCGTAACAATTACATTATCGGCTGTAACTCGAGGATCATAGTTAATAATCTGATTTACGTTTTCTAGAATCAAACCTTTTAGATCTTCTGTTAGCGGTTCAAATAATAAATCCCATATAATAGTGCCAAACGTTGGATTCATTAATCTTTCACCTTGTCGAACATTAAAATGATTTAACAAGTCTTGCTGTATTAAAGATAAGTCATATAGACTATAATTCTCAGTGTCAGCACTAAGGGTGCTAAACCCTTTATACATTTTAGGACGTATATCTTCGGCTCTATTAGCGGCCGGTAATGATATTTTACTATATAAATTTCCGTTTGAACTCATTATTCTGGTCCTTTAATTTTACTGAATGTGTCAGTAGCTGTTGTATATTTGTTATAATAGGCGCCGCCTGCCGGAGCAGTTACAGTTGCAGCACCTTTAGTTTTATCAGGAGTTGCTGCCTTTGGATCTAAATTTTCATGGCCGGCCCACGGCTCAGCTTGTGGTACTCT